GTGACGTTCAGGTTTCCATTGTGAAACCAAAAAAAGAATATTTCTTGAGGTTACAGGAGTACATTCACGAATACCAGGTAAAACATGGCAGAAAACTTGGAGGATAAATTTATGACCGCTGCGAGATTCTCGCAGGATGTGGAAAAACTAGTGCTGAATAATTCTGATATGAATTATATTGATGCAGTAGTACATTACTGTGAAACAAATGAGATTGAAATTGAATCAGTCTCTAAATTGATTAGCAAACCACTTAAGGAAAAACTTAAGTTCGATGCTCAGAAACTAAACTTTATTAAAAAAACAAGTAGAGCTAAATTAATGCTGGTATGACAAGCGACTTCTTTAAATCAGAAATGGTCCGAGGTGACCTTCAGGAAATGTCTGAACTGCAACAGTTTTGTATGCGTTCTATGGTATCATTTCCAGTTCTTTCTTCCGAAAAGAAAGTGGAATACTTTAATGCTTTGATCGCACTGATCGAGAAACAAAAAGTATTTTACATGAGACTTACACTATCCGATGATGCAGAAGCAAAAGACATGGTTCGATCCATGAAAGAATCTGTAGTTCTATTGGGTGGTGAACCTAGAGAAGACATCCTTGAGATGTTCGATGAACTAGTTGGCAAAGTCAATAAAATGAAGGACACACTAGAGACCACTTGATAAAGTGGTCCATGGGGTTGACGCCCCTCTCATACCCTGTTATAATATCTTTGTTGGGCAGCACAGTACTTAGCGTAAGACCCAACGTAAACCAAATCCTATAAATCCAACATGTCATTCGCAGATCTCAAGCGCAAGTCGCAAGCAAACTTTGACTTCCTACAGAAGGAACTCACCAAGTCTACTAAAGAAGGAGGTGCTGACGAACGCCTCTGGAAGCCCCGTCTAGACAACACTGGCAATGGATATGCAGTCATCCGCTTTCTTCCTGCCCCTGAAGGTGAGTCACTTCCATGGGCAAAAGTATGGTCCCACGCATTCCAAGGAACAGGTGGGTGGTTGATCGACAACTGCTTGACCACAAATGGTGACCAGTGTCCTGTTTGTGCATCAAACAACAAACTGTGGAACAGTGGTAACGATAGCGACAAAGACATTGCACGTAACCGTAAGCGCAAGTTGAGTTACTACAGCAACATCTATGTTGTTACTGATAAAGCAAACCCTGACAACGAAGGTAAAGTATTCCTTTACAAGTATGGTAAGAAGATCCACGACAAGATCCTTGCTGCCATGCAACCTGAGTTCCAAGACGAAACACCTATCAATGTCTTTGACTTCTGGGAAGGTGCTAACTTCAAACTGAAGATCAAAACCGTTGCTGGTTACTGGAACTACGATTCGTCTGAGTTTGCTGCACCTGGTGCAATCAGTGCTGATGACGAAGAGATGGAAGCATTGTGGAAGCAAGCATATTCGCTCGAAGAATTCACTAATGCTGATAAGTTCAAATCATATTCTGACCTAGAGAATCGCTTGAACATGGTTCTTGGTAAAGACCAAGCACGTGCTCAAGTACAAGAAGAAGAAGAGTATGAACCAGCACCAGTTGCATCATCATCTGACTTCAATGCACCAGACATCACTGAACCCAGCACTGTAACTAGTTCATCACCGTTCTTGGCACAGTCTGAAGACGATGATGCCTTGTCTTACTTCGCTAAACTTGCTGCAGAAGATTGATTAAGTTCATCTGGAAAGGTCTGAATCATCCAGTTACCTATCTAAACCTTTCATTGGTTGGGTTTCTGTTGGTGATTCAGATTGTTCACACTAAGGCACACCTTACTTTAGAGACAGACGTTCATGGTCATGTGCATAGAACACTCAAAAAGAACCCAGAACTAGCACGATCTTCCTGTTACAAATTGAACTTTTAATTTACATAAACGGGGGAAATTTTTTCCCCCATTTTTTTGTCCAAAAAAGTCGATCAAACTCCAGTCTTCTTTATTCTAGTAGAGATAGTATCTGTTGAGTCTGCATACTTATTTGCTATCCTAAATTCATTCTTGAATGGTTCAACAAATCTTTCTTTAAGAATAGAAATTTCTCTACGCTTTTCATTAAGTCTTTCTTGGTATTCAAATACAGTAACTGGTTTCACAATAGTATTAGCACCAACTGTTTGAATAGTTTGATTAGTATCAAAAAATTTGATAGTGCTATCCATGAATCGTTTAGTGACTACCAGTCCTGGTTCATGAATTACCTTACCATGAATTGCAATCTGACTCTCTGCAGATGTAACTTCATACTGTTCGATCTCTGCATATGGATTAGCATATGATGCTTCTAATCGTTTACGTAAGATGTGTGGATCTTGTGGCCAATCAAAGATAGGATTAATAATATTATTTGTTATCAAAATAATCCAGTCCATTTCTGGAGCACCATAAAATGTATTAGCAACAACCCATGGTTGTTCAAAGTCTGACACTTGATACTTTTTAAAGTATACTGCACTAGAATAATACTCATCGCTTATTTTAAAACGACGAAAGAAATTCTTTGCTATAACATAATCAGATTCCGAGAACGGATACTTGATTGGTTTAGAATCGTACTGGATTTCTGGTAGTAAGTTAAAATACATTAGAGTGATGCTCCTCCGTAACGGATCTCATCGCGGTAGACAAGTTTTGTTTCTGTGAATTGTAATGTCAACGTTGACGCAACGGGTGAACCGTCACTGTATGTAGAATACTGACCGTCAGGTGTATAACTAATGGCAACATTTGTTAGAGCACATGGTTTGTATTGTGTCAAGTATGGATGCTCATTAGATCCTTTCATGAATCTAATAATACACAGTGAAGGAAGACTGATGTAGTTTCTGTTGTGTTTTGATTCTGTTTTTGATCCTTCCTTAGGCTTATCATTATTCTTAAATGGATTCAATCTAGCACCATTAGTACCGAACCCAGGCAGTGCTGCCCTTTTAAATGTGGTAAGAATATCGCGAATTTCTTTTGCTTCTTTTTCGTTATTCGGTTGCAACTTAAAACTTAATCCAAATTGTCTTAGATCAAATCCAGAGAACAGTAATTCTGTATTTGGATTAAGAATAACACCACCAACTCCACCTAGTACATCATTAATACCAATAGAACCACCAACTTTACCTGGTATATTATTAATTGCTGTTGCGATACCATCTGCTAACAATGCTTCACCACGTTGGAACATGTTACCAACATCTTTTGTAATGCTACCAACAGCATCACCAAATCCACCTTTGCCATCACCTCCCAAGAAAGCACCAGCAGATCTTAATGCATCAGCACCAGTGTTAGTAAACGCTTTACCACCCCAGGTTGCACCGTACTCAGTACCTATATCTTCAGGCATGTACATACAAATGCGAGGCATACCAGGAATACTTTTTAGACTTGATATGCTAGAGTTGTATGTTTGGATAGCGTTTTTTTGTAGAGGATTTTTATCTCTAGCAAAAGGTGGGGAATATTCTTTAAATTCAAACGAAACATAATCAGTTTGTTCTGTGTATAGTTTTCCTTCAGGATACTTTAAAATTTCGCTTCCTGCTTTAGTTCTATTGCTTTTATTATTAAAAGTATACTTTGGTTTTTCGTCAGGCATTACGTCACCATCTCCTTGTCTGATTGTTTACCATAACTTTGTATTACTCTAGTGCCTTTGATCTTATCGTAAAAAGATTCATTTGTTTCTTCCCAAACAAGTTCTTTATCGTAAGGAAATGATGATGAACCTATATTTTTTACAAAATCTTCAGTTGGTAATAGTATAGCTGTGTCCCACTCATCAGCAGCAAGATCTAGAAAGAGACCATCAACATGATTCTGCAAGTATTTATGAAAGCATTTCTTAGGAATGTCAATTCTGTTATTCATTAACTTAGAAACACATTGTATTCTTTTCTTTGGATTCATATAGTGTAGGTTAGCACCAAAGAATTCAGTTGGTGATGCTTTAACAACATAAACAAGTGGAAATTTATCATAGTATGGTAGGTGTCTCATCTTTGCTGTGTATTCAAACATAAAAAGATGTCCCTCTTTAGGATACCTACGTAGGACATTGCCATCAGTATTAGATTTCCTTTCATCACTCACAAACTTACTTAAATCTTTCTTGTATGTTGTTGCTGCTGCTCGAACTGCACTTCTATACCATGACAAACTTTTCTTTTCTCCACCAGTAGCGGATGTTATTTTTTCAAACAGTGTATTTCCAGCATCGGTTTTTAGATTGCGTTGAATTGATCCAAATCCTTGTGCCATTTTAGACTCCTAGATGATCTTCGGTGAGGATTAAAAATTTCATCTGCCTGTCCTCACAGAAGTCCTCAGCTGCCTCCCACTTTGCGCGGTTCTTAGCATAAGTTAGGACTTCTCTTTTCCAAGAGGCAGTCTTCTTTTTTGGTTTATCATTAGGGGGTTGTGTCTGTTTCTTAGGTTTAACTTCGATTAGATACTTACAAAGAGCGCCTGACTTAGACTTCACTTTGATATAAAAATCAGGATAGTAGCGATGTACTCTACCATCAGTCGGGCAACGATAAGGAATGATTACTTCCTCACTACCCCACTGTACTATACTATTACTATGGTCACAGAAAAACATAAATTTTCTTTCCCAGAGACTTCTATAAATGATGCGGGTAGGATTGCCCTTGTACTTCTCTGGGTTAGTAGGTTTATACACTCCTGAATATGCCATAAATATAATTATAAACCATCACTTTTATTTAGAGTGTCATTAAGAAATTTTATAGAAACTATCAATGCTCATGGAGGTCTCTCCTATAGCAATAATTATGATATAGAATGGTTCTTTCCTATTCTCACAAATGCTGAGACACAGAAAAGACAGGACACTTCATTGTATAAAGTCATGCAAGACTTTGGAATGGGTCTCTCAGGTGGTAGCACAACTAAGGTTGGAGACCAAGAAGGTTTTGCTGGTGGATTAATTCCAACTACTGATGTAAATAAAAAGGGGATGATTCTTAAATATTTTTGTGATGAAGCACAACTTCCTAATATTTCTGCTGCTACAGGGCAGACAACAGGTAGATTCTTAGGTGAGGGTCAAGTTAATTACCCACACACTAGGGTGTTCACCGACTTTCAACTGGGATGGATTTGTGATGCTGATATGACACCGCTAAAGTTTTTAAACTTATGGTATGGTACTATATTTCAGGAGTACGCTGCATCAAACGGTGACCTAATAAAACCTGATCTCAATAGTGGATTGACACTATCATCTCAAAAAGATAAGTCAGCACAAGGTAATAAACTTCAAGTAGAAAGGTCTGTTAGACTATCTTATCCTGATGAGTACCTTGCTAACTGTACCATAACTAAGACAGAGAAAGGTGAAAATGCTCCTAATTCTAGAGCATCAATGACATACACTCTGTTAGATGTGTACCCATATTCTATTGACTCTGTTCCATTATCATATGGAACATCTCAAGCAACAAAAGTGACAGCGAATTTTTATTATTCCAAGCACAACATTACGTACAATAATATTCAAAATTATAAAGGTTAAATTATCATGGCATTACCATCAGTTGTTACTCCGAGTTATGAACTTGAATTGCCTTCGTCTAAAAAGAAAGTTAAGTACCGTCCTTTCTTAGTCAGGGAAGAAAAAGTTCTGCTCATTGCAACACAAAGTGAAGACAAAGATGAAATAAAAAGAGCAGTAAAAGATATTGTTAGCAACTGTGTGAAGTCACGCATTAAATTGTCTGAACTTACATCATTTGATCTAGAGTATTTGTTTCTAAAAATCAGATCAGTATCTGTGGGTGAAGATATTCCCATGAAGATTACTTGTCTAGATGATAACAAAACTGTTGTTGATTATACTATTGATTTGAATGATGTTCATGTATACTATCCAGAGGGACATGATACTAAAATTATGCTGACTGATAAGGTTGGACTTATCATGGGATATCCTGGTCTCGAAGAATTTATTGACATCACACTTATTGGTAATGAGATTGATGATCCAGATACTGTATTTAATATGGTCGCAACTTGCATCGAGCAAATATTTGAGGGCGATGAAGTATTTGATGAGACTACAACTACTCATAAAGAGAAGGTAGAATTTATTGAGCAACTAACACAGAAACAATTTGAATCTATTCAAAAGTTTTTCAAGACGATGCCTGTGTTACGTCACACATTTAAGGTAGTCAATCCTACTACTGGAGTCGAATCTTCTTACACACTTGAGGGCTTGGCATCTTTTTTCGGATAAGTTTGTTTTATAATAGTCTTGAAAATTACTATAGAACAAACTTTGCATTGATGCAACATCATAAATACTCTTTGACGGAAGTTGAAGACATGATGCCATGGGAGCGAACCGTCTATGTCTCCCTGCTTAATCAGTATCTTAAAGAACTAGAAGAAAAGCAAAAGCAAAATGCCTGAAGTAGATCCACAAAGGAAAAAGCAGTTACAAGAAGTCATTGACCGTATGTCAAAGGGCTTTGATGAGAACATGCTGGATCCTTTGTTGGAGCAGATTTATAATGAACCTGATGGAGAAGCACAACCTTTACCATCTGAATCTAAGGTAAAGTATAAAAAGAAAAAATTTCAAGTCATTAAGGTATCATCTACTGGGCAAGGTGATACTCTAGCAGGATTTCTTGGCGGTAAGGTCAAGGAATCTTTTAACATGGCGGCAGATGCACGTCGTAAAGATCCAAACAAAATTCCTAAGGAAAAAGGACACTACCTAAAGAAAGCATTAAAGTTTCAATTTGGTGGTGACTTAGTTAACAGGACTAAAGGTACGTTTTCGTCAGATCCTACTGATGTTCAAGACCCAGCACTGGGTAAGTCAGGTAGATTTTCTGCACAAGTACAACCAAGTTATGATATACAGCAGGGTCCACTACAAGCACCGCAAGGAGGTAGTGAATCAAACGCCGAGTTAGTTGCTGCTGCAGATGAAGTTGTCAGTAAGATAGATGAAGTATCTGCTGCTAAAGATAAAGGTAGCGAACAACTCGCACTTGCTATTGAAATCCAACAGGATACAAACAAGCAAGTACAAGAAGTAGTAACTGAAAACAATACACTACTAAAGAAATCAAATATAATTAAGAATAGATTTCTTAGATTTCAAAGTGACCAAGATGAATCGGCAAACGTTAAAAAGGTAGAGAAACGCGGCGAGTTTGCTGTTGATCGTGCTTCAACCGTAAAAGTTGATGACAGTAGAGAAGATCCTAGAGATAAAGAAGAAGAAGAAAAAGGTGGTGGAGGTTTATTAGACACTGCTCTAGATTTATTAGATGGTGGAAGTTACTTCGGTAAGTCTGCTAGTGTAGGAAGACGAGGTGCGGGTAGAATTGTCCAAAGGACAGCACTACGATTTGGTGGTAAGAAACTTGCCAAGACTGCAGCAGTTAAAGTAACTCAATCATTCATTAAGAAAGCAGCACTAGGTTTAATGAGACCGCTCATTAAACGCATTCCGCTTATTGGTGGTCTGATTGACTTTGCAGTGTCACTTATGTTAGGTGAACCACTTGGCAGAGCAGCAGCAAAAGCAGTTGGTGCTACACTTGGTGGAGCATTAGGCACACTAATTCCTGTACCACTTGCTGGAACCATTCTTGGTGGTTTCCTTGGTGACATGGTTGGTGGTGCTGTTTATGACGCACTTACTGGTGGTAGTGGAGGGGGCGATACTAAACCAAAAGAATCTGATGCTGGCACATCATCACCAACAGCAGGACTGTCTGGATTTGAAGATGAAGCAGACACACCACAACCAGACCCATATGGACCTGGACCTGATATTAATAGACCTATAGAAGGACCACCAGAAAAACTTGCATCAGGTGGTGTTATTGCTGGTGAAGCAGGACCTGAATCAGTATTTAATCTGACATCTACTGTAGGAAGAAGTACAGTTAAAGCAGTATCTGATATTGGTAGTTCAGTTTCTGCTGTTCCATTTATTCTAGGCATTACTCAGGATATCATCAATAGTACACCTGGTATTGATATGATGAAACCATTTTTGTCTCAATATATGGGACCACTGGTTAGATTGTTTGGTGTTGCTAAATTTAGTGTCAAAAGTATACTAGGAAAAGGAGCAACATCATCCTTGACTGATCCAGGAGATGATAAAGACTTGGAAGCAGGTGGTGGTGGTTTAGGTAAAGGTGGTGCTAAACCTGGTGAAACAATGACAGGAGCACCAGCAAATTTCAATGGTGATGTAGATATGGGTGGCGGTGAAGGTAGAACTACTGCTGGCGCTGTTTATAACTATCTACTATCTAAGGGACTAACTGAGAACCATGCTAAAGGTTTAGTTGCAAACATAAGTAGAGAATCTGGATTTAAATTAGGTGCTCATGGTGATAAAGGTATTGGTGGATCGTTTGGTTTGTTCCAATGGAATATGGCAGCAGGTCGTGGTGGTCCTATGATGGCAGCAGTTCCTGATTGGAAAACAAATTGGAAAGGTCAGATAGATTATGCACTACAAGAATTTACTGGACCAGACTATCTTAAACAATCATTTGATTCACCTGGTGCTGCAGCACATTGGTGGATGGCAAATTGGGAAATCCCTGCTGCTCGTATTCAGGCACAATATACCCCTGCTTATTATGAAGGTATGATTCAGAAGATGGGATTAACTGCTGGTATGTCAGACACACCACCTACACCACCTAATGCTCCACCTACTGAAACACCCGCAGGTGTTGATCCTGTTGGTGCTGGTGGACTTCAAACACCATCTAATTTAGACAGTGCTGATGAACACATTGGTGGAGGACAACAATTAAGTCCACCAACAGATGTACTACCTGGTGCTACAGTGTTACCTTCTACTGTAGCTCAAGCAAAGAAAGGAGGTGCTGTGATTGTACCTATCATAATGGAGGGAGGTAATTCTGGTTACGTGGCGTCTACGCCAAGACCAATGGGATCAACTGAACGTGTATTTTACACAGAAAAAGGTCAGAAAGTTGATGGCAATTACTTTAAGACCCAAAGGTTGAGAACTAATTGATAAATATATAGATGAAAGCAAATCAACTTTACGATTACACGAATTCCGAAAAAAATTCTCCGCTAATTTTTTGCTAAAAAGGTTTACTCATGGCAGCAGGCACTGTAAGTTACGAACAACCATCCTATGGCAGTCTTGCAGGCGCAATGGGAGACAAGATTGGTAGTGCCATTTCTATGGCTGCTAGTGCTAGAAAGCGTAGAGAAGATGAAATCAAAGAACTTCAAGAAAAATCAAATAAAACTGACGAAGAAGAATTAAGACTATCAGATCTGCTACAAGAAAAGACTGACCGAAAACCTGGTAGTCTTTTTGGTAAGGCAATGGTCAGTGAGTTTGGAGGTGATAAAGCAAGAAGAACTATGGGGTTCTTCCAATCTAATCCAGACGATAAAAATGATCCAGCATTAACAAAAGCACAAAGGTTTGAAGCATCACTTCAAGCACCACCAAAGCAGGGTGTAATTCAACCAGAGTTACCTTTATCAGATGCAGGATATAAAGAACAATCCACAGTAGACAAACTTGCAGGTGTAATTGCAATCAAGTTTAAAGAAATTAGTTCTAAACTTGATGGTCTTAAGAATCAAGAAGCAGCAGATCAAACACCATCAGTTGTTGTAAAATTAGCAGACAATATTAATGGTCTTAAGTCTTATTTTAATAAGAACAATAAGATCCAGGAAGAATCTAATACTATTTCTAATGAGCAATTAACTGAAAATATTAAAGCAGCAGATCGTGCTGAAGCAGCTGCTATTGAAACTTCTGGTGAAAGTAGAAATAGGCAAGTAGGTGGTACTGGTTATGACAATGAAAGGGACCGCCCTGAAGGTGGCGGTGGTGGTATTCTTGGCAACATATTAAATGTTGGTAAACGTTTTATAGGTGGAAGGAGAGGTCGCCGTGGTGGCAGAAATAAAATGCCACGCATGTCAAAAAGCAGGCAATATACTAAACCTATTGGACCATTAGGTAGAGGATCTAGTCAACCATGGGCAAGTAATCGTGGTCAAGGCGGTGGAATGGGTGGATTCATGCCACGTATGCAATCAAGAGCACTACCAAAACGTAAGTTTGCATCTGGTGGTGTTATTGACAGACCTGATGATCAGATTAAATTAGCGAGCGGTGGAGTTCTTGATAACCCTACAGATATTTCTGGTGGTGGCGATCAAGCAATCATTCCTAAAGCAAAATTAACTAATGCAGTAAAAACTAATCCAGAAAATCAGAAAAAAGCAGGACCATTTGCTAAAGCACTAATGCTACCCACAGTAGCAGCAGGTTCTTTACTTCTTAGTACACTTACTAATGTTGTTAAGAACATGGGTGGACTAAGTAAGATATTCATGCCTATCTTAAGCAAAATTCTTGGTCCTGCTGCTACTGCTTTTGGTTTACCAGGTGGATTAATTGCTGGTATGCTTTTAGGCGGCAGTCCTGCCCAAGCACACCCAGGTCCAGGAGCACACCCAAGAAAAGGAAACCCAGAAAAAGCAGTAACATCAGCAAATAAAACACCAGGCGCACCAGGTTTTATGATGCCGCAGATGATAACTGGTGGTGGTTCCGTTGATGGGTTTGGTGTTACATCTGGTTTTGGTCCCCGTCAATCTCCTGGAGGTGTTGGTTCTACTAATCATCTAGGTGTTGACTATGGAACACCACAAGGTACAAAATTATCAACCAAGAAAGCAGGTAGAGTTCAAAAGGTTGTTGTTCCTGCACAGGGCAACAATGGTGAGGTTCATGTCGTTCATGATGATGGAACTGAAGCAAGATATTTGCACCTGAGCAAGACTAACGTCGCACAGGGAGCACAAGTTGTTGCTGGACAACTACTAGGTCACACAGGTGGTCAAGTTGGTACTCCAGGCGCTGGTCCTTCCACGGGAGCACACTTACACTTTGAGTACTATCCTAGTTCAAGTTCTGGTCCTGTAGATGGTAGTGGGGTGGCGTCACAGATCTTCTCTGTGGGCGGTACTGTTACACCAGGTCCAGCAGCTGCTGTTGCTCCACCAGCATCGCGTAGTGCCACCCCTCCTGCATCTACTAGCGATGAAGCAGCAAGACCAGCTGTAGTACCAGTAGCAGCAACCTCACAGACACCACCAGTAGTAGCACCAGCAGCACCAGGAGTACAAGATAATTCTGATCCTTCTTGGTCTATCGACAACCCAGAATCACCTAACGGCCCCGAAGATCCCCAATTCTAATGAAATCTAATTCTGTTAAATTTTTTACTCCTAAGACCGTCACACTTACTAGTGTAGATGGTGTTAACTATGATATCTCATCAGCTGTCGTTGCTTTTTCTTATTATGAAAATATTTTTCAACCATTTGTTACAGGTAACTTAGCAATAGTTGATAGTGGTTTGAACTTGATTGGTAATTTGCCCATACAGGGTGGAGAAAAAATTAAGATCGAACTTGATAATATTAAAAATGAACCAGTTGAGTATAATTTATGCCTTTGGAAGATTTATAACCGTAAATTTGAACAGAACGTACAGTATTATACAATGTCGGTAGCATCAGAAGAAGCAATTAATAACGAAAGTGCTAGAGTTCTTGATAATGTTTCTGGAAAAGCAGAGGCAATTGTAAGTACTATTCTTAAAGACATACTAAAGACAACTAAAGATATTCAAACAGAAGCATCTTCATATAATTTTAACCTTATGCCTAGTGGCAGAAAATCTCATGCTGTATGTCAGTCGTTAATGGCACGAACTGTACCAATCAATACATCATTTAAGAAAGGTAAGAAAGCATCTAAGGAAGCTGGAAGTAACGGTCTAAGTGCTAATGCTACTGAAGCAAAAGGAACTGCAGGATATCTTTTCTTTGAAAATAAAGATGGGTTTGTATTCAAATCTATGGACTTGTTATGTTCTGATGGCACAGATTCTTTTAAAGGATCTCCACCAGTAGCAGAATATTTTTCACGACCTGCTATTTCATTGGAACCAGAAGAAGTATTCTACACTATAGAAAAATACAAATTTACTGATGAGATTGATATCATTGATAAACTAAGCAATGGTGTGTTCTCTACTCATATGTGCTACTTTGACATGGCATCACAAAAATATGAGGAATACATTTATGATATGAGAACTACCTTTGATAATATGTCACACCTAGGGAGTCAAGATAAATTGCCTAAGTATCAAACTGAGCAATCAGTCAATCCATCTAGGGTCATGTCTATCTTACTAGATCATGAGATGTGGTACGATGGAGATGATATTGCTAACCCAGATGAAGATGGTGATGCAGAATTTGCTGACTATGCTAAGTATTACACTGCTCAATCCATTGGTAGACGATACCTAATGGAAAATCAAAAGGTTGAAATTACTATTCCTGGTAACTCAGACTTAAAAGTAGGAGATAAAATTAAAATTATGCTTCCCAACATGGTTGCACAAACAATTAGAGAAACATATCCATACGATGAAGAAAATAGCGGAACATATCTCATTGCTGCACTGTCTCATAATTATCAGATGGTGGTTGAAAATGGAGTTCCAGCATTCACAAGCAGGGTGAGATTAATTCGTGATACCTATGGTATTAAAGAATATGACTCTAAGGTTAAATAAGAGTAGGAGTTATTAAAACATGGACCAAAGTTTAGCAGCACTGTATCCTATCCATCAGATTGGTTCTGATGGATTTTCATGGTGGATTGGTCAAGTAGAATCTAATAAAAAAGATGATCCTAAAAGATCTGGGCGATATCGTGTGCGTATTATTGGTCAGCACTTAAAAATCGGTGACACCGCAACTCCAACCGACTCATTAGCATGGGCACATGTAATGATGCCTGTGACCACACCATTCATTGAGGGTGGTACTGGTGGTGCATCACCTGGTCTACAGCGTGGTTGCTTTGTTGTTGGGTTCTTTTTGGATAACGACAAACAGAAACCTATTATT